GTCTGATTTGATCAGTGGTGGACTTCCACTTTGCCCTCTAGGTGGTTATTCATGTCACCCAAGGCGTCCACTGCTGGAGTCCGTTAAACTCCTCACTGAGCCGAAGCTCCCGCGTTTATTTTTGGTTTGATCCCATCACAGATGTGGGTTCATTTTCTGCTTAGAGTTTCAATACAACCTAGGCAGCAGCCAGCTATTGCGCCCAACACTGAAAGAGCAGTGAGGGAGAGCAAACAGATAGCGATAACATGGAGGTCATCCATCGGCCACACACAGTACGATACGTCGGAAGAGGACTAGTCTTCCCGAGCTTACGAGCCTTGGCTCTGCCTGTTTCCCAGGATCCGATTTGTGTGAGTGGTGGATTGTCTTCACAAGTTGTTCGCGCGATATTCATTGGCTGCGGTCTGGCCTAGGGATCTCCTAATGCGGGTATACTCTTTAAGCTTATCGCCCTTCAAGCCACTGCTGCTTGCAGTGGTGCTAGGGGCGTCGCTAACTAAACTAGATTTGTTAGACTCTACGAAACGCGATAGAAAAGACTTCTTGGGAGTTTTATCATATAACATAGTACTGGGCAGTTTTGCTGCCTCACGTAGTTTCTCCCTGGCTACGGGCGGTACATCTTCTGGATATATATTGACACCTTGGTATGTACCTAAGATCTCCGGTGATTTAGCACGCGGTCGAGGAAGCACAACTCCTTGGGAGTCAACGGGTTTGGAGGACAACTGTTCTTTGGTGGGTAAGGTGCCTTCGTCTGCATCAGGGATCTCTGAGGTTGCAAGCTCATAGTCTCTAATAGCAGCGGCAGCTTCAGGCTCTGTGGAAACAGTTTGTTTATCCTCTTCGTCCGGAGCGAACTCTTCTTCCTCAGGGGGCGTGAGATCATACAACCCGTTGTCGACGATGGTGTCCAACGGGAATTCATATTCTTCGGAGACTAGTAGGTGGTTCTGTCGTGCTGGTGTCATTGAGTGCCTTTTGATTCGGGTTGCCTCAACATCGGATTCATCACATGTGACGGATATGGTGCCGAACTCCATCCTTTTGTTCGTATAACCACCATATGAAACAACATAGTTGTATTTGTCAGTTTTCATTGTCTTGGGCGCCATGAGGTAGAAACTGGCGTCCTTGCCAGATGCATCTACATGGAATGATATTACGGCATCCCTTTCAACTATTTGTCCGTCTGTGAATTGACAATCATTTAACTTGAGATCCTTATGGCCTGGTCTCCAAGTGTTTGTGATTAGTAGGTTTTTGAACTCGCACCCTTTGTAATTGCCAACCCCCCAATTGTCCCCTGTAGAATTTGAATAGGCTATAAGCCCTATCCAATATCCATCTTCGTTGCCGCCGATATGATCGACGGACTGCAGACCTTCGCATGATATATTGACACTGTATGAGCCTTCTGGCATTGGAAACATGAATGCCGCCTGGGCGGAGACATTGTTGTTCGAGTTCCAAAAGGCATCAATAACCTTGGTCTCACTTTTCTCATTTTCGATATATTGCATAGATTGCCCACCAAGCTTGCTGACAGAAATGCTGTCGGTGTTCTCTCGAGTTGAAATTGTGCCGATTGGGGTTCCAATATACTCGAAGAATCTCTTGGGGGCTGGAGCTGGTGTTGGGTCTGGTTTAGGTTCTGGGGTTGGGGTTGGTGCTGGGGTAGGTTGTGGTGCGGGTTTGGGTTCCGGTGTTGAGGAGTCTACCTATTTGGCAGTCATTAAATTCACACTCATGGTGATGATGAATTGTCCAGCGGTATCGGTAGTCGTACCATTCGCTTTGTACAAAAGCCAAAATTGGTCTAGCGTGGATTCCTGGAATTCCTTCCCATTAATTGCCTCTGACTTGAAGATCTTTGAGGCGGTCCTACTGATGGTGAAGGAATTAATGTAGCTAGCCAAGGCTGATTGTTTGCACGCGGTGTCGAGTTCAACAAAGATAGCGCCGGCCGTAGTGGCGGACGCGTGTGACTTAAACTCAACACGGATACTTGTGATCTTGTAACGGTGGTAGGACTTAAGTATTCCGTCTGAAAGCGCTGGGCATTGCGATAGACTGGGGCCGAATTTGATTGTCCCGGAAGAGTTGGCTTTAAGGTTGTCGACTGAGAATACGAATACCTCAGACCCGCCTGTTGGTCTAAGTACAGAACTTGGCCTTCTTCTTCCTGTGCGTCGACCAGTTCGTCGTCTGGGTCCTGCTCGATTGGGTTGGACCACAACCATTGTCCGAACTGCTCTACGGCGCCGCCGTTGGGTTCTGTTGCCATTTGCGTTTCGGTTATTTCTACGGCCTATAGAATTCATTAACTACTGCTCTAGTA